CTTGAATCAAAGAAAGGTTATTTCTATACCAAAACCAATCAAATTGTCAGGATTTGGGAGTACAATGTAAGAAAGTATAAGGGTTATGATAAGTTTGTTGTTACTGAAAAACACGAAGATAATTTATTAAAACACATACACTCTGCGGAGAACAAATTACCCACTTTTTATCTTCTCTGCGAGAAAGAAGTACCGATGGATGAGACATTATTCCCATTATTTAAGAGAAAAGTGATGTCATTTGTATTACAAACAAAAAACTTAGCAATAAGGTAATATTGAAATTTGGTTTTATTAACATAAGTGAATTATATATTAGAGTTAATAAACCAAAAAAATTATTTTATGAAAAAAGTTTTATTTTTATTTATCGTATTAGCAACAATTTTAACATCTTGTAAAACAAAAGATAAATGTACTGATACGATATGTCCAAATGGACAAGTTTGTGTTGATGGGACTTGTCAAGGTTCAACAACAAATGTATTAATTACATCAAACATTTCAGTAAACACAGTTTGGACAAACGACAATGTTTACGAATTAGCTGGAAGAATTACCATTTTAGATGGTGTAACACTTTCAATCGAACCTGGTACTATAATCAAAGGTCAAGCAGGAACTGGTTCTAACGCAACAGCTTTGTTAGTAGCAAGAGGTGGTAAATTAGTAGCTAATGGTAGTTCAGCATTACCAATCATTTTCACATCAGTAGCTGATGAAATTACACCTGAACAAGTTGCAAATGGTAACTTCATTAGTCCTAATTTAGATGCAAATACTTCAGGATTGTGGGGTGGTGTTATTGTTTTAGGTAAAGCTCCGATATCAGCATCAGCAAGTGAAATCCAAATCGAAGGAATTCCAACAACAGATGCAAACGGATTGTATGGTGGAAGTGAACCTAACGATAATTCAGGTATCATCAGATATGTTTCAATTAGACATGGTGGTGCAAATATCGGTAATGGTAATGAAATTAATGGATTAACATTAGGTGGTGTAGGTGTTGCAACAACAATAGAAAATATCGAAATCGTTGGAAACCAAGATGATGGAATTGAATTTTTCGGTGGAACTGTGAATGTTAAAAATCTTATAGTATGGAACTCTGGTGATGATGCCATTGATACAGACCAATCTTGGGCGGGAACATTAGATAATTTTATTGTGATATGTGGTGGTGCAACAGACCATGCGTTAGAAATAGATGGTCCTGAAGGTACATATCTTGCAGGTCATACATTGATTAATGGTTCAGTTAAAGGTAGTCCTGAAGCGGAATTAGGTGACTTCAGAGCTTGTCCAAGAGGTTCATTTAGTAATATATTCTTTTTTGACTTTACAGACCCAGCTCTTGCAGGAAGAGGTGATTTATCAATATCAAATCCAACAAATAATACTTGTTCAACTGATAATTTAACAAATGGAGTTTTGACTTTTTCAAATTTACAAGCTATACTTCCTACAAATGTCACATTGAATAGTGTTTTCAAAAATGGAACATCAAGTTATGCAACATCAGTAACAACAAGAACTGTAGGTGCAAACAAATCAGTATTCAATTGGACTTGGTCAGAACAAGCTAATCAATTAATAAGTTTCTAATTTAGTTAAACTAATTTTATGAAAGGTTCTGACGAAAGTTAGAACCTTTTTTTTTATTACTAAAATCTAATACTAATATGGAAAATCTTAAAATCAGAATCACTCTTTCTAACGGAAAAGGTTGGAGAGAAACCCAAATTATTGAATTATCTCATTACCTTTTAGAAAAAGAAAAAGGAAATTACTTGTTGGATAAAACCTTGGAAGAGTTAATTAATAAAAAAGAAAATGTTGAAAGTACAATTGAAAAAAATAAAAAAACTTATCAAAAATGGAGACCTTAATGAGAACTTGGGAAAAAAAAGAGAGTGTAGACCATCCAGACCATTATGGTGGTGAATCGAATGTTTACGAAGCGATAAAAGTGATTGATGCTTGGGAACTCGGATTTGCTTTAGGTAACACTGTGAAATATATTAGTAGAGCAGGAAAGAAAGACCCAAATAAAGAACTAGAAGATTTGAAGAAGGCTTTATGGTATCTTCAACATCATATAAATCAATTAGAAAATAAATGAATGTACTGAGTTTGTTCGATGGGATGAGTTGTGGCCAAATAGCGTTAAATAAAGTCGGAATAAAATACGACAATTATTATGCTTCCGAGATTGATGTTCACGCAATCAAAGTAACCCAACACAACTACCCCAACACAATTCAGTTAGGTGATATTCATAACATCAAGGGTTCGGACTTACCAAAGATTGATTTGTGTTTTGGTGGGAGTCCTTGTCAAAGTTTTTCATCAGCAGGTAATAGAACTGGTTTTGATGGAAAGAGTGGTTTATTTTGGGAATTTGTTAGAGTCCTTAATGAAGTTCAACCCAAATATTTTTTACTTGAAAATGTAAAGATGAAAAAAGAATGGGAGGATATCATCACAAAAGAAATGGGTGTTGAACCTATAAGAATTAATAGTAATCTTGTATCTGCTCAAAACAGAGAAAGATTGTATTGGACAAACATTCCCAACATAACCCAACCTGAAGATAAAAATATTAAATTATCTGATGTTTTAACTGATGATAATTTTAGAACAATACCAAAATGTTTTTATAACAAGTGGGGAACAAAAGAAAGAATAAATAAAAATCCTAATTGGGTTAAGAACGAGAAATCAAATTGTTTGACCACCAAAAATTGCCACACAAATCAATATCTCTTCAACGAAGATAAAAGTTTGTGTAGATTATTGAACCCAACTGAATTTGAGAGATTACAGACAATACCAGAAGGTTATACATCTGTTGTTAATAACACAGAAAGATACAAAATGATTGGAAATGGTTGGACTGTTGATGTTATTTCATTTATATTTGAACAAATACTAATTAATGAACGCACCGATAAGATACTTTGGTAGTAAAGGAGGATTTTACAACAAAATAATTGAACAATTCCCCAAAGAACCATATGATATATATGTTGAACCATATGGGGGAACTTATATTGTTGGATTACAAAAACCTGAAGTTCCAGTAGAAATTTATAATGACTTGGAACAAAATGTTTATTCATTATATAAAGTTATTGGGGATAAAAAAATGTTTGAAGAGTTCAAACAAAAGTGTGATTTATCCTTATACTCTGAAGATTTAAGAAACGAATATAAATCTGAACTCAAAAATGAATTATCATTAGTTGATAGGGCATTTTATTTCTTTTATGTTAATAGAACATCACATAATGGAATTGGTGGGTTTTCAATGAACTCCAGTATCAGAAGAAAGATGTCAAAAGCCACATCAGATTATTTAAGTTGTATTGATAGGTTACCTGAACTACATCAAAGATTATCAAAGGTAATGATAACCAATATGGATGGGGTTAAACTTATTGAAAAATATAAAGATAAACCCAATTGTTTAATTTATGCAGACCCTCCATATCATCAATCAACAAGAACTGGCGCAAGATATAAACAAGATATGGATGATAAGCAACAAGAACAATTTGTTGAAAGTGTATTAAACTCTAAAGCAAAGATATTGATTAGTGGTTATGATTGTGAGTTATATGATAGATTAACAGAAAACGGATTTACAAAGATACAATTTGAAGTGAAAACAATTGATGGTAACTTCAACCCTAAAACTAAAACTGAAACCCTTTGGAAGAATTATGAATAAGATTTTTTTAATTGACATTGATGGAACTGTATGTGAAGACATCAACAACGAAGATTCTCATTTATTTCCATTTGCTGAACACTTTGAAGATAGTAGATTACTATTAAATAAGTGGTATGATGAGGGAAACATTATAACTTTTTTTACTGCAAGAGAGTCAAAGGATAGACATATTACCGAAGATTGGTTAAGATTGAAAGGTTTCAAATTCCACGGATTGATTATGGATAAACCAAGATGTAAAGATGGACAAATCTATCATTGGATTGACAATAGACCTGTTAAAGCTACCACTTATAAAGGTAACTGGACTGA